GCGCGGGCGCTGACTTCGGTTTCAGTGCCGCCGGCAACCTTGGGAGCGAACATTACGTTGGTACCGGCACAAACGATTTCACGGGTGATGGTGTCCATCGTGCGGCCAGCCTGAGAACCAAGCAGCTTGGTGGCTTCTTCCACGTTGCGGTCAATGGCGGTGGTCTCCAATACATCTGAAATTTCGATGTAATCGCCATACTGGTTGATGGTGGCGGTAACGGTGGTTACGTTCAGCTTGTTGCCGTTGGGGGTCACGCCTTCGGTCAGGGCTGTGGTAGCCTTGGGCAGGCTGGAATACTTGCGGAACTCGATGGTCTTGCCGCCATGGGCAGGAATCGGGTACTTGCTGCCGAACTGGTCGTATACCAACGAAGGCTCTGCGTTATCAATCAGCTCATCGTGGTAGTAAGTTTTCATTTCCGGAGACAGGTCGTTTCCGGTGGTGTTGAGAATCGTGGTCTGGGTAGCCATAGACATCTTCCTTTCTACAATTCAATTCGTTCTCCGCGCATCACCCTGCGGTGAATCTCTTCGCGGTCTTTCTTAGTCCATTTGCTCGGATCGGATTTAATCACCTGTGTTGCCGCGCTTCCTGTCGTGCCGTTCTCGCTCGGACGCATTCCACGCGCACGGATGTTGTCTGTTACTCTCTGTTGGGTTTGCTTCACTGCGTACTGAATCGCGCCGCCGATGAGCTCGTCCTTGTGTACGACCTCGTATGCGGTCTTCACATCCACGCCATTGCGCAGAAGCGAAGAGAACCTCGCGCCGGTGGTCGGGTCGTTGACCTCCGCCTGAAGGCTCATGCCGGGGTACGCCTGTTGTGCCTGGGCTTCCTGCTGACTCCACTGGTTGAAGATAGCGTCGCTTCGCTGCTGCCGTTCACGCTGCAGGGCGGCCTGTCGGAACTGAGCGTTCTCGCGCTCCAGTTTCCGCATTTCCTGTAGCTGTTTGGGCGTTACGCCAAGTCGGTCCGCTTCATCCTCGAAGAACGAGCTGTCGCCCTCGATGGCTTGGGTCAGCTTCTGAAGTCCGTCCGGGGTGGAGATATCCATGCCGTACTTGCTCGCCAGCGCATCCATGGCCGGCTGCATGGCGTTGAGCATGGCCTCCTGCTGTTTGGTCTGCTTGAACCGGCTGTCAAGGATGCCCTGAGTGCGCTTGTTGAAGCTGTCGCGGAATTCTCCCTTGATCATTGCCTCAAACTCTGCATCCATGTCACGTTCAGGCGTTGCATCCGGCTGCGCAGGGGCTTCCTGCGTATCATCGACCTGCTTGCCGTAACGAACGTTTGCCAGTGGGTTCTTCGCCGTTGCTTCGGGTGCTGTGGATTCTGCCGCTGCCGGGGCTGCGCCTGCTCCTGCACCGTCTCCTCCGCCGCCCTCCGGGGCGTAGCATACCAGTTTTCTCATGTCTACCATCCTGTTTATCCTCCTCATCGTCTTTCCGAAGTGTCATGCATCGTCTTTCCGAAGGGTCAGAGCTTTCCGGCACCTCCGCCGGGGAGCATTGCTCCCCATTGGAAGGAGGTGAACCATGAGAAAGGCTCAAGTGTATTGTACCGAAACGCAAAGAAAGATTCCCACAAGGATTTTCCCTGTGGGAATTGATATTGTTCGTGGTTCGGAACTATTTCGGGGTCGCGTTGGACGCGACCTTCTTCCGGGCTTCACCGGCACGGCTGTTCATGGAGTTGGCGAAGCTGTTGCCGATGCTGTCGGTTTCCGGTTCTTCCGGGTTCACGCTCTGAACCGGCATGCCCTGCTGCATACCGCCCTGGATAATCTGAGCGACCTGCTGGGTGTACTGCGTTCCCTGTACGGCATCGAGCTGCTGTGCCATAGCCATGGAGAGCTGGCTCATCTGTTGCAGGTTATTGAACATCGTCTGTCCCTCGGAAATCTTCTGACGGATGTTGTCGATGCCTTCGAACTGCATCATATCGAGGGCGAGCAGGCTCTGGTCGGCCATCTCCGGACGGAAGAATCCAAGCTGATACAATTCCTTGGCGCGTTCGTTCTCAGCCACCACGCTGAAGGGGCTGTCCTTCTGTGCAGATACCTTCAGGTCGAAGTACGGCATCCGGGTGCTGGTCAGGAAGTCGTCGCTGTACTCGTTCTCACGAATCATCATTCCGCCGAACTGGGCGAACTCGGTCTGTCCCTGCTCTCCGGTAATGCGGAAGGTGCGCGGCTCGTCGTAGAACTGCCGCATCAGGTCGATGCAAAGGTAGCCAATCTGGGCGAAGGAACGGTACGCGCCCTTGATCATGTCACGGCTCAATTTGCTTCCGGCTTCCTGCAATGCGGCCACGGCGGAGGCGGCGGTTACACCGGCGGAGGTGCCGCCCTGCGAGAAGTCGCGGTTGCCGCTGGTTTCCTTCAGCTCATCCACCTTGAGCGAGCGCATGGTAACGGCATAGCTGTTGAAGTCGGGGATGGCAATCGGACGGATGCTGTCTTCCGGTGTGCCGCTTCCGGTGAAATGCACGAAGTCCTTCTCAAGGTCTGCGTACTCCTGCTCATTCACGTTGCCGTCACCGCGCACCCACCAGCGAGGACGGCTGCCGGCGATGGTGTTCATCAGAAGGCTCTGGTCAAGCTTGTCGATGTAGATCTGCGTGGACTTCATGACATCGATGTAGCCGAATCCGGCCGGGGAATCCGCAACCGGGAACAGCACATCGAACACGAACGGATAGCGTCCGTGGTCGTAGTATCCGCGCTCACGGTAGGCATCCTCGTTTTCTGATGCGTACAGCACCTTGCCGGAACAGAACTTGCAGTAGTGCAGCACCGTCTTTCCGCTGGGCATCTTGCGCTTGTAGTACCAGTCGACCACAAGCACCTTGTCATGGGTGTCGATGGTGTCGTCATGCGCGTACTTCGCCACATCCACGCTTCCGTTCCATTCGCCCATGCCTTCCTTGATGACCGGGTACTGCTCGCAAATCTCGTCGCGGTCATAAAGCTGAACGTGGAACATGTGACGGCTTTGCTGGATGTCGGTAACACCCGGCTCCCAGAACAGGTTGAGGATGTCGAGGGCGCGGATGGAGATATCGCCCAGTCCGTTCAGCTTGGCGCTGTCCCAGAAGACACCGGTCACGCCTGTGCCGGTCTTCAGCTTGTACCACCAGATATCCGAATAGGTCTGCTCAAACTCGTTCTGGTCGAGGACCGTGGGAAGCACGCTGGTCAGGGTTCGCGCATCCTGCTTGTCCTGCTCCTCACGGGGGAGCACGCTGCACCGGGGGTAGTTGTCCATGGCATCCGCGTGCTTGTTGGCAATCGAGTTGAACAGCCATGCGCTCTTGGGTTCAGGCGCGTTGCGGTTTTTGCTGTGTCCGGTCACATCCCAGTGCCGCATGCGGAACCATTTCTCATTCTCAACGATTCGCTGTTCCAGCGCGGTCTTGCCCTCTTTGTACCGCTTCAGAATCTCTTCCGCTTCCTTCACCTGCTCGTCACCGATGGGCGGCACCCATTCGGTCATCGGGTCGGGAATCGCAGGCTCGGAGGTGTTCGCCTCCGCCTGTTCGGGCGGCGTGACATCCATCATCTTGTTGTCGTTGTGCGGCATCTGGGTCGGGGGCTTCTGATTCGGGTACTGGGACGGCATCTGTCCCATCATGCGAGGGTCAATCATCCGGGGGTCAAACGGCATATCTACCACTCTCCTTATATCCTGAAGAATTCGTATTCGTTGGTGTCCTGCCAGTCTATGGACAGGGGGTCGTAGGGCTTCGGCTTCGGCGGAGGCAGCTTCGGTGGGTTGATGGGGTTGAGCATGCACATGTATCGCACCTCATCAGCCACGTGGTCTTCTCCGGCGGTGTCCAGGTCTTCCGGCATATGCTCGTCATAAACAAGCAGAGGCACAGTGCGGATGAACGCCTTGCAGGTTTCGAATACGTACATCATCGGCAAGCCGTTCTCATCGAAGCGCATCCGGTAATGCACCTGCATCCAGCCGGGGACACGCTTGTTGTCACCCGGTGTAAAGTAGATGCCATACTTGGCGGCAATGCTCGCCGTGCTGACGCCGCCGTTCTCAGCCCAGATGGACGGGTCTGCGACACCTTCCACTTTCAGTCCTGCGAGGTATGGGTGCTCTCTCTCAATCTCGGCTATGCGCCGGAACTGCTCCTCGGTTGTCCACTTCAAGCCCTCGTTCGGGGTGTCGGTGCAGCCGTACAGTTCAAGGATGCGGTACAGGCGGCCATCATGATCCACCGCCCACCATCCCATGCTGAAGGGGCGGTTGTAGCCCCAGTCATAGCTCCTGAGTCGCTTCCAGTCCTTCGGTGGGTCGAATGGTGCAATCACGTGGGTGTTCGTCCGTGCCGGGTTCGGGCGGTTGGAGAATTCCTCGAAGAACTGTCCCTCCAGCACATTCCAATCTCCGAATCGCCATGCGGCTTTCAGCTTTCCCGGAAGCGCGTCAAGCTGACGGATGTAGTCCGGGCTGGATTCCATCATGGCTTCGTTGTCGGTCACCAATGACTGTATCAGCGGAGCATAATCATCCGGATTCTCTTCCGGCTTGAACTGCCTGTCAACGAACAGCCGCTTCACCCACGCGTGACCGGGGCCGCCGGGGTTGCAGGTGATGTACATCCTTTTCGGGAATGCGTTCACGCCGCGGAGCGTTGCCAGTAACATCTGGAAGATGCGCTCATCGAATTGCGTTGCCTCCTCCAGAAAGATGATATCGAATTCCGCACCCTGATACCGTGCGATGTCCTTGTCAGTATCGCAATAGCAGAACATGATGACAGAGCCGTTGCGGAAGCTCATCTCCTTGCGCTGGTCGTTGTAGGTGTAGGTCGTCCTGGGCAGCATCTGCCTCAGTGGGTCGATGTGGTTGCGGCGCAGCTCCGGCAGGGTCTTACGCACAATCGCAACCTTTATACCGGCATAACGCAATGCCAGCAGCACACACTTGACGCGCACTGCCCAGCTCTTTCCTCCGCCGCGAGCGCCGCCGAAGGCAACGTATTTGTGGGTATCGTTCAGAAATAGCTTCTGCTTTTCGCTGGGCATCGGAATGTTTATTTGCTCCATCTGTCACCGGCTCCTTCCTCGATGCCGCCGAACGTGATGCGGATCTCGTTCTGCTCGTCGCTCTTCGGACGGGGGAACGCCTCACGCAGCCGAAGCACTGATTCGGTCAGGCTCTTGATGATGGATGCCTTCTGTCCGGCTCGCTCTTCCGGTTCGGCCAGTTCCTTCAGGAGCTGTTTCGCAATCAGTATCGACAGATTGCGTTCCGATTCGTCCAGATTGGCGTTGACAACAGCTTCGGTTGTGGCTTGCAGTTCGGCGGTTTTCTTTATGCTCTCTTTATGCACTCTTTCTACATATTCATCCCTCTGAAGATCCCATCTCTCGCTCTTTGCGTGTCTCGACACGGTGTTCACGTTCAGCCCAAGCTCACGAGCCATGTCAGACTGATTCATCGTGCCGGTAATGTATCTTCGCTTCGCCATCTCCCAATCAACCTTCTTTGGTGCAGCCATGTTC